TAGACCTCGTTCTCAATGCCACACCTGAAGAGCGAACAAAGATTTATCTCTCGCTTACAGATGATGAGAAGTACGCGCTATCGGTCATCCTTGATGCTGAGTTAGAAAACCCTTGGGCTAGATGGGAAAACGACCCAGTTGGATTTATTCAAGATGGATTAGGCGAGGGGCTTTGGTCAAAGCAGCGCGAGATTCTTGAGTCCATTCGCGATAACAAAAGAACCGTAGTTCCAGCCTGTCACGCACCTGGAAAATCTCACTTGGCAGCAAGAGCCGTTGCATGGTGGATTGCAGTTCATCCTCCTGGAACAGCGATTGCGATTACAACAGCATCGACTTTCAAACAGGTTAGAAACATTATGTGGGCGCAGATTCGTAAAGTTCACATGAACCATGAATTGCCTGGAGAGATTTTAACTACTGAGTGGAAGATGGATGGAACGGTAGTTGCCTATGGTTTCCGTCCCGCCGATAACAATGAGGCAGCAGTTCAAGGTATTCACGCACCTCACCTTTTGATTGTGGTCGATGAGGCTGGAGGTATCTCGGACAAGATTGGTGGCGCACTTGAAGCGCTCATGACGGGTGGACACACACGCCTTCTCGTATTGGGAAACCCGCCTACTGACCAAGAGCAGTCATGGTTTGAAAGAATCTGTGCGAGTCCGCTTTACAACATTTTGCCGATTAGCGCTTTTGATACACCAAACTTCACGGGTGAGGCAACTGGTCAATGTCGGTCATGTCCACAGCATGTTGAGACTCATGATGTTGCAACACACCTCGTAGACAAAACTTGGGTTGATGATGTTATTAGCGAGTTCGGAGAAGATTCTCCATTCGTTGAAGCCCGTGTTCATGCACGATTCCCACAAACGGGAACGGGCAAGGTCATTCCCTACCATTGGGCTGAGTTGGCGACACAAAACGATGAAATGCTGGAGAGCGCAGTTATCCGATTGGGTGTTGATATTGCATCCGATGGTGGAGATGAATTCGTTATCGCAAAGGCTGATGGTTATGTTGCATCGATTATTCATCGCAGTTCGGGCAAGGTCAATGCAAACGCTGTAGATGTTGCAGGTGTGGTCATTGCTGAAATTGAGAAGGCAGTTGCCATCCATAAGGACAGAGGCTTGTCCGATTTAGTCCGCGTCAAGATTGACACCATTGGAGTTGGCTGGGGTGTCGTATCGCTTTTGGATAGATGGGTAAAAGAGCGCCAATTGCGAGCGCTGGTTATTGGGGTGAATGTAGCCGAGAAGCCTAAAGACCAAACTAAGTTCAAGAATCAAAGAGCCGAAATGTGGTGGAACGCTCGCACCTTGCTACAGCCTCGCGATGACAAACAAGAATTACGCCTTGATGTGGATAGACAAGTTTTGGCGCAGTTGGCTGGACCGACATATAAATCTGATTCTTCAGGTCGCATACAGATTGAAGCCAAGGCTGACATGAAACGGCGTGGCGTTCACAGCCCCGACCGAGCCGAAGCGATACTTCTCGCAATATATGAAAACAAAAACATTATTCCTACTATTGCGCCTATCTCGATTGGACAAACAAATCCATGGACAATATAAATCGCTCCGACTTTGATTTAGATTTACGGTACGGGCAAGAGGGTGAGTCCTACATTAAATCTCTACTAAACATTGAGACTATTGAGGTCAAGAGAGATAAACGCTGGAAAAATACAGGAAACCTTTTTATCGAAGTTTGGTGCTGGAGCGATAACAATTCCGAATGGTATCCATCAGGATTGCAGACGAGCAAGGCAACGCATTGGGCTTTCGTGCTGGAAGAGATGGCGATTATTATGCCTACCGAGCAGTTGAAGAAAACCGTTGAGAAGTACGGACATCCGATTGAATGTTCGATTCCGCCTAATTACTCAAAGGGCTATCTCATCAAGGTTACAGATTTACTTCAGGTGGCTCGGGGTTTCTAACAGGAGTTAAAAAGTCAATTAGTTGCTCCACGATAACAACATCTCGAGTTACGCCACTTCGCGTAATCGGATGTCCGTATTCTGAAGCAAACGCCTGAATCTCTTTAATGATTCTCTCTCGTTCAGTTAGTGCCACGATTCTTTTCCTTCCACTCCTTGACAATTTCAACGCCTTTTTCAAATCCATGCTCATTCAAGATTATCTGACATTGCCTCAAAGTTAAACCTGTATGTGGATGAGATGACGAGAGAATCCCCTTGCCAAACTCATCCACTAGGTCGTTAAGTATCTCGTCGCTCACGCTAGGACGCTTTCAGGCTGGATGTCAAAGACTGTCTCGTAAAGGATTTTTCCGCCGTCCCAGTCGTTCCAGTCGCCATCTGATTGGATGTCGATAGCATCATCAAAGATTTTCTTTGCATGGATAAGGCTTGCAGTAACAACAGCGTCATAAGGCTTTCCAGCAGTCTTGCAGAAATCAAAGCCCTCATCGCCGAGTCTGATTCCAAAAGTTTCATGACCGCCTTCTCCAACGCCATTGAAAGCAACCAAAGTTTCTTCAATGTTTGGAGCATCAAAACCTAAACCGTTGCCAAGTTGTATCCCAGCCTCGATTGCAGTCTCGACGATTGCCTTGACCCCATTTGTCCACTCTGTAAATTGAGCGGGTGTGAGTTCCTTGGTGATTGTCCAGTAATGTGTGTATCCCATTTATGCACTCTCCTTTAGTATCTTGGTTGAAATGTAGTGATTGATGCAGTCTGCTCGCCATTGCTTTGCCCACACGCTATCTGTTGGAGATAGCAAGTAGATGAGCGATGCTGGAGCCTCGATTTGTCCTGGACCTGATGACTCGCCAATTACTTTGACAGCCACAGAGCCATTCTTGCGACGAGTTAGAAAGACAACGCCGAAAACTGTGTTGTCCTCAAGTTTCTTGAGAGCGACATAAAAAGCCTTCTCGCCAAACTTATTCTTGCCCTCAGAAATCTTGATGGCTTCATAAACACCATCGTATGAAGTCTTGATGTAATGCTGAATGAATTTCTTTGTAGTGATGTTCTTACCTACTGGAGTTACATCCCATCCCATTATTGAACCTCCCCTTCAAAGTGACAACGGCATAAGCAACAAATTGCTTTTGTGAATTCGAAATCAAAGTTTTTGATTAAGTCTTGATGAGCAGACTTGCATGAGCCATGGTCATCGTGATTGCAAGCCTCGGTGACACGGCGTAATGGTGCAAGACCTTTGAAGATATAGGTCTTACCTGTACTTGGGTCTGTGATTCCTTGAACCATTTTGTTCTCCTCTCTAAGAACAAGTCCAGTATAACATAACTGGGGTTAATAATCTAGCAAGTCTGACTTTGACCTTTTGGCTTTCCATCCCATAACCAAGCCGATGAGAATGAAGTAAGGCTGACACCGTAAGCATCTCCATAAGCCTGAATCTTCTTGCGTTGGATTGGGTGAGTCTTTGTGATGTATTCGCCTGGGTTGTCCCAGTCACGAACCTGATAATCAGGTGAATCGACTGGCACCACATTTTGATGCGCCCACCCTGTTACCTCAACGACCTCTTTGCCAATCTCCTGAATCCACACAGAGAACTCGCTGACCTTGACCACCTTAAAAAACTCAATGTTTGTTTGGTCGTAGCCCCATGATGAGTAAAGAATGTCGCCTACCTTTGGCTTTACCCAAAGACCGTTCTCAATAGGCTTGTCGCCAATAGCGATTACTGTTGAAACTGGGATTCCATATTCACTCATTTTGTTTCCTCTCTTGACCTCGTACACTAAGTATAACACAACTGGGGTTAATAATCATCCCGAAACAGGTCTAAATTTGGCTCTAAATTTGTACCTATTTTGTGCCACACAATTCGAACATTTGTTCGCCTGATACCCTTGGCTTATGTCTCTTACACCAGCAGTCTCCGCTCTTTTGAAGGCTTCATGCCCAACAGCGACTCAGGATGTAAGGACTAATCTTAAAAACCGTAAGAAAGCCATCGACGACGCCTCCTACGGTCCTCTCAACCCTTCAGAGGCAAACACGGCTTACTGGGACAAGATTGCCGAAGAATGGTCTGTACCAGTCGAGGAAGCCAAAAAACAGCGCTGTGGCAATTGTGCGGCATTTATCCAAACTTCAGCAATGAAGGAATGTATTACGGGCGGATTAGCCCAAGGCGATACCCGTGAGACCGCATGGGATGTTACCGATGCGGGTGAGTTGGGATATTGCGAGGCGTTTGACTTCAAGTGTGCCAGCGCTCGCACATGTCGCGCTTGGATTTCAGGCGGACCAATTACGGATAAGAATAAAAAATAATGACTGACACAATCGTTCGTCTGCCAATCCAGCCGAATCAGTTGTGTGACAGATGCTCTGCTATGGCTAAAGTCCGAGCAACATTCTTGTCAGGCGAATTACACTTTTGTGGACATCATGCAAAAAACCTCAAGGACTCTTTAGTTTCAAAAGCCCTTGAGGTTTATGACCCCGAAGCATTAT